AAACTAAGTGTAGCAATCAAAGACGCCGTTGAAGGCCGCACCGGACTAATTTGCGTCGGGAAATGCTGGAGAGATACCGTTGCGCTATCAGTAGACCACACTAGTTGAATGTAGTCATTAGTCTGCATGGAGAGAAAATAATTCCAACCGACGATACTATGCCCGTTAACGCCGCCATGGGAATTAGGCACAGAAATAAGCCCAGTAGATCCCACAACGTCTGTAGACGCACCGCCACCGTTCCCCTGCCTGAGCCAAATACTCGCATCATGTAGCTGCGTATCTGTATTTACAAACTGCCCCGACCACTGAAGATTATAAACGCCGGGGTTACTTACTTGGATCTTATTAGTCCCTACAACTGAAACACTGTTAGTAAAGTCCGTTGTATCAAACGTCATCAGTGTGGCGGTGTTAGCAACGGCAGTTTGGTCAACGTAACTAGAAAACGCTCCATGGGGGAACGAAATAAACTTACCCCCCGCAGTGTCTAGTAGGGAACCAAAAATACTATCTAGCCGCTCAAAGTACAGACGTAGGGCGTTGTTTAACTGATTCTGATAGACCTCATCCCACGATTTAGGCGGGGTGAGAAGCCTCGGGGCATATGTACGCCCTAACTTAGTTCTATCAATCGTTGTCACGACTTTCTACCATCCGGACGGATGTCGATACGGGGGTTACCAAGCTGCCACTGTGATCCGAGGGTGTTACTTTCGATCCTGAAAGCCATTTGACGGCCACGGAACCGTAAGAAAACCTGCTTGGTGTACTGTTCAACAGGGCTTGCAACTGCCTGAATGACAGATTCAGGAGACTCAGGTTTATACCCCACTCCGGGGTAGTCTCTCGGTTTAACAACAACCGTAACTTGCGGGGCATTAGATGTAGAACCATTAAAGGTTACATCAGGAATCATACGCCAACAGAAGGTCATTCTGTCACCGTCCCCGTCAAGATCAAAGTCCGCTGTCTCGATGTATGCGTTAATAGCGACAGGAGTGCCCGTAGTATTATCGTCGTTACCAGTTTCGTGGTAAAGAATACGGCTGTCTTTAATTGCCATCGGGAACTGCCGGATACCGCTATCCAACCAAGCAGTGCGCTGCATCGTGCCGTAGTACCAAGCGCGGTCAAGATGGTTAAAGACTACGTACCTATCTGGAGTAGCCGTAGTATTTGAGGCCGAGCAATAGAACCACCAAAGCTCAGTAAAGCCCTCGTTCGTACCCGAGATAATTTGATCTTTCTGATCGAAATTGATGTCATTAAAGACATACGCTCGTAGGGCGCAGGGTAGAGTTTCCACCCGTCCAGAGTACATATAGAACTTATCCGCACCCATCCAGTAGACGATATTGTTCGCTACCACCATAGAATGCGGAGATATTACTGATACATTGTCAGCAAGTTGGCTTAGGTTAAATACGTAAGGCGGGCCGACATACTGCATAGAGTAGACGGACGAGTCGGTAAACACAACGATCTCCTGCTTCGTGGAGATAGCCGCGATGATCTTAGATCCTGAAGAAAGTCGGATACTGCCCGCCTGATTAGTAATAGCGGGAGTCCACTGGAGCGGATCTTCTTGGTCAGACCAGCGAATCAACAGGGGGTCAATCGTGGCAGAACCAATCTCGTTCGTCCCAAAAACCAGCACAAACCTAGACGTATCTGAGATAAGTAGTTCGTTTTGAAACAGTGGTACGTCAGAAGCGCCGACAAGGCTAGAGAGTAATACACCACGATTGCTGTAATTCGTAGGCAGATTAGAAGCATCCCAATAATAGATCGCTCCGCTTCGTGGTCCGTAAATCAGGTTCTGCCCGTAATTATGCGCGTTCCACAACCGTAGGGGCGTAGTTACCCCCGTAGTCGCAGCTTGTCCCCAACCCGAGTTACCCCAAGCCCCCGTTCCCCACCCGAAATACTGCGTTGCCTGTGCTAGCCCTACACTAATCTGATAGGCAGCGGATACAGACGCGCCGCCACCCACCCCGGAACCGGAAGGCGTAGTAGATACGACAATGCTGTAGGTATTAGCAGTTAGGTAGGTTAACTGAAACTCTTTGTTCAGATCACCAGCAGTAAGGCCATTAAAACCAACAGCACCGGTAAAAGTAACGAAATCGCCCGTAGAAGCGCCATGTGCAATATGTGTGACGGTAACGGTAGTTGTACCGTTGGTTGTAAAGGGGTTTGATACTAGGGCTGAGGTCGTCCGAAGGGGGGTGATATCGAAGTAAGCGCCGGCATTCTCAACATAGTATTTGAGATGCGTACCGATACCAACATTGTTATAACCCGAATTAGTTGTCCAGTTCCACATGGTACGGGCTGTACCAAGAAATGTATTAGACGACACCGGAATCCAGCCACCGATCTTCTCAGGCTTAGCTGAACGGAACCGCACCTTATCGCAGATATACCAAGTTCCTTCCGCAGCATAAGAAGTGGACTCTCGATTAACACCCGGATTAAAGACTAGCTTTTTAAGCATAGCGGTTCCGAATCAGGATTACGCCTTCTTATCGGCTACAAAAACGCCGATTGCACCGGAGATCGCCATACCAGCAGCGACAAGCGCATCTATCTTAGCAGCGTCGAGAGCGATACCAAGGGCAGTCAGCATATAGACAAAGCCACGCCAAGTAGAGGCTTCGGCAAGACGGGCAAGGAGGTAAGACTTCATGGTTTTTCCTTTGTTAAGGGTTCTTTGAACAGATCGCGCTCGGCTTTGCGCCGGTTCACTAAACCGGGAAGGATTCTTCCTCCCGCATAGACCCACTTATCGAACTCAGCAGCGGCGGCTTCGTACTCACGCGCATTCAGCTTACGAAGTAAAGAACTTCTAGCTAAGGCTCCTGCACCTAGATTATAGGTAAAAGATACCAGCGCGTCGAATCTATTCTGATTGAGCGGAACACTTACAAGCTGATTAACAGACGTAGCGAACTTCTTAACGTCTTGCTTGAGGTAATCAAGCGCCTGCACTTGGGTGATTACATCACCCTTCTTGACTTTGCGCCCGTCCGGATAGACAGTAGTCCCGTACCCGATTGTCCACGGATCACCCCCCGTGCCGGGGTCGGGATAAGCCTTGAGCCGCAGACCCTCAAAGTCGGCAATGAGTTTCAGACCTCGGGGAGAGATTTGCATCATGGCTTATAGATACTGAACAGATTAACCATATTATCAACGAGTTCTTGCTGATTTGCGTCGTCGGCGGCAATTCTGTCGGGTATGTAATAGCCTATACGCTGGGCAACCTGTGGAACTCTAGAAGGCGGTATAAACAAAACACATGCGTAGAATTTACCCGCCTCTCCAATCGGCGTATATGGCGGGTCTAAAGGCGTAGTTTCTACATACTCTACATCGGGTAAAGCAGCGAAAGCGGCTATTAGACTTGCCTCGCTCATATTAAACCTCCACTACAGCAGACTTTGAGTAAACTTCAACGCCTTCTACGTCTTTTTTTACAGAAACAACTTTTACCGGGAACGCTTTGATTTTTGGCTTTTCTTCGTGCTTGAAAACATCCCCCCAGATATCCATGCGCTCAGCGGGAAGATTCTCGGACTCTATCAGCGTCGGAATAAACCCGTTAGTCATCTTAGCGATAGCTAAAGCGAAGAACACAACCGCATCGGAATAAGCACTGTCGCAGGATGCCGTCCAGTTATCGCCCTCGATAAACATACAAGAGCCTTTACAAATGTGCAGGACAGGGCATTCGGCGCAAGCGGGCCTATTACTCCAGTGTGTAGCTGTCTTTATACGGACCGCTTCGATATCTTCAATATTGCCTGCGTGGTGGCTCTCACCATTGTGTGAAACCTGTACGTGACTCACGTTTTGGCAGGTTATTACGTTACCTTTTAGGTCAATCGCAATCGTATTTTCCCGATCCATCCCACACTTCTGTCCTGTCTTTATAGACGGACTATGAGAAAGAACATCCTTAATAAACCCGTCTATCTTTAAAGGGACTAGGTGAAAACCTATTTCGGCCTCAGTCGAGAATATGTCATTGAAAGCTGTCTTACGAAATTCGAAATGCTTTTTCTTCGTATCTAGCAGGTTGCTCATACCGCCGTCGTCATAGGCATCGACTACGCCGCCCTCTCCGAGGATCACATCCGGATCGCCCGTAAGCTCAACAAACCACTCATATATTTCTTTGCGGCTGTAGTTACTCGCCGTAAGCATAGAATTAAAGCTAATGCGCTTGTCTTTACGCATGGCTTTATAAAAATCTAGGATGGTTTTCTTCTGTTCGGGGTCATCAAAAGGATCGGGGCCACGAATAGCTTGGCCGGGGCCGTCATGGCTTATCCCAACGCTAAAATTATTTACTAACAGCCAGTAACATATCTCGGGAGTAAGGATAGACCCGTTGGTGATGATCGAGAATTTAGGTTTCTTTTTCCATGAGGCAAACTTCTCATGCAGGCGCTCGGCTAACGGGCGCAGCGTCTTCCAATAAACAAGCGGCTCACCGCCCCAAAACTCAATCCCTAGCCCGCGTTCCTCATTAAATTCAAGGTTATCAAGCTTTGCCAAGAAGGTATCAATGTCTTTCTTGCTTGTTTCTGGCGCACGTTCTACAAAACGCTGACTACAATAATCACAAGAATAATTACAAGAAAGACCTAATTGGATCTTGAGGATCTGTACATGTTTACTTTTCCGAAGAGGAGCGTCTTTAGAAAAGGGAATAGATAACGTATTGTTTTGAGCGGCTATAGACGGATTATGAAAAACAAAACCAGCTTCCGTATGGAGAATATTGGTTTCATTGTTATAGAGGAGCCTAATAGAATCTCCTGTAGAAGGATTCTTAGCCGTTACAACAAATTTGGTCATCTAATTTTAGCCGCAGTCGGGAGGGGCGCAGTCACAATCACAGTTGTAACTAGCGGTAGTAGAAAAATTGCAGTTATAAGTACAGGCGCAATTACAGTTAGCTTGTAACCAATTTCGCGTATCGCAGTTTGCACAATTTACGCTACCACTAATAAAACAATTGACGCACTGTATATTGCCGCAGTTACAGTTATTCGTGCAGTTACCGTTGCTACAGTTACCATCTGTATTTTTTTGGTACCAAGCCATCCCCCCGTAACTTCTAAGCGCATTGGGCGAAGGCCGTTGATCGGACCTAGTATTGGCGTAGACCCACGAAAGCTCAATCGGAAGAGGGTCCCCTGTTTCGTTCTTTATATTGATAAGCGAAAGGGGTGGAGAAGGTAGTGTCATGCTTTTCCTTCTAGAGCTTCAATACGAGCGCGAAGGCGCTGCACTTCTTTGGCGAGTTCGACACAAGCTACAAGGGCGGCATTACCGTAGGAAACCGCCAAAAATCCGTTTTCACCTTCGTGGACCGCTTCCGGAAGGACAGTCTGCAAAGACTGCGCGGTAACACCAACCTGTCGGGCACCGGAACTTATCTTCGTATAGGTACCGTACTTAACACCCGCAAGACCTTCTAGAAATCCCGCGCTTAAATCGCTCCAGTCTTTCTTTAGACGTTCATCTGAATTGGCGATAAAGTCGGTAGCATAAACGTAGTCGGCATTTGGATTACAGTAAATACCATCGGTATTATAAAGACTGCTACCCGAGTTCCACACCATCCGGTATGTGCTAGCGGCGTTGCTGTCAGTAACCGTGATGTTGGTTGCGTTTGTTGCATTTGTGGCGTTGGTAGCGGTGGAGGCACTACCCGCAGAAGTCGCATACGCGACAGAAGCCCCGTCAACGTACTGCTTTGTCGCTGCGCCAAGGGCTACGGTGGGGTTCGCATTAAGGACTAGCGCACCGGTCATGGTGTCCCCGGTTTTATTCACCGGAGTAAAACCAAGAGAGTTCTGTTTTGTGCCAAGGCCCGTATCTACATACTGCTTTGTAGCTGCGCCAAGGGCTACGGATGGATCAGCGTTCAGGACCAATGAACCCGTCATTGTATCCCCGGCTTTATTTACTGGGGTATACCCTAATGAAGCCTGCTTTGTACCCAGCCCAGTATCAACATATTGCTTAGTCGCAGCGCCGAGGTTAACAGCGGGATCGGCTGAAAGAACCAGCAGACCCGTCATCGTGTCACCGGCCTTATTCACGGGAGTAAACCCGAGGCCCGACTGCGAATCCACGTATGCTTTAGTGGCGGCATGCAGTGACAGAGTGGGGGCACCCGAGAGAGTAAGAATCCCCGTCATCGTATCCCCAGCTTTATTTACTGGAGTAAAACCGAGGGACGCTTGCTTACTGTTAAGTCCCGTATCGACGTACTGCTTAGTCGCGGCCTGAAGGTTAGTGGAGGGGTCACCCGGCAAAGTAAGTGCGCCGGTCATTGTGTCACCGGCTTTATTTACTGGAGTAAACCCGAGGGACGCCTGTTTAGTAGCTAATCCAGTATCAACATAACCTTTAGTAGCGGCCCCGAGCGTAACGGACGGGTCAGCGTTCAGAACCAACGCACCGGTCATCGTATCCCCAGCTTTATTTACTGGAGTAAAACCGAGAGAGTTCTGTTTTGCGCTAAGACCGTTATCAACGTATTGCTTAGTAGCTGCACCAAGATTAACAGAGGGATCTGCGGACAAGACCAGCAAACCTGTCATCGTGTCCCCAGCTTTATTCACTGGGGTATAGCCAAGGCCCGATTGAGCGTCTACGTACGCCTTGGTAGCAGCGTGAAGAGAAAGAGTAGGGGCACCGGAGAGAGTCAGAATCCCCGTCATCGTATCCCCGGCTTTATTTACCGGAGTGTAACCAAGGGACGCTTGTTTTGTACCGAGGCCAGTATCGACATACTGCTTTGTAGCCGCGCCAAGGGCTGCGGAAGGATCAGCGGACAGGTTTAGCAAACCCGTCATCGTGTCACCGGCTTTATTCACCGGGGTATAACCCAGACCACCACCGGCAACGGCAGAATCTACATATTGCTTAGTCGCAGCGCCGAGGTTAACAGCAGGGTTTCCTGAAAGAATCAGCAGGCCGGTCATTGTGTCACCGGCCTTATTTACTGGAGTGAAACCAAGCCCCGACTGCGAATCCACGTAGGCTTTAGTAGCAGCATGCAGAGCGACTGTCGGAGGACCGGAGAGGGTCAACAGACCCGTCATCGTATCCCCAGCTTTATTTACTGGGGTATAACCCAGCGTAGCCTGCTTACCGCTTACAGCATCAATTACATCTGTTCCGTTACACAAAACAACTGCGGTAATACCGCTAGCGATAGTGACCCCGGACCCCGCTGAGGTTTTCAGAACAATGCTTTGCCCACCGGTTGTGGCGTTACGCACCACATAGAGCTTCGAAACACTAGGGCAAATAATGTTGCGGGTAGCAGAAAGAGAGACTGACGAAGTGATGTTTAGCGCCATCGACCGGGATTGGTCTACAGCCCCGTTATTAACCGTCAACGTGTAGTCAGTATCGGTGATACTTACAGAGGTATATCCAGCAATCGCCTGCTCAATCAGAGTGCCAAGGTTGGTATTGGTAGTAGTACCCCAAGTACCGGATTGGTCACCAGTACCGATAAGTTCGATACGGAGGTTTGATGAGTAAGTCGATGCCATCTTAGTTTGCTCTCAGAATTGCTGTAGAGGTGTCAGGCGTGGGCATTTGAATGACCAAGTTGCCGCTACTAATAATTCGATCTGACCCAAAATCAAAAACCGCTACAGCGCGGTTCGATTTAGTCGAGTTGTAAATCATTGCTTTACGGTACGTTAGTACCACGGACGGGATGGTCACATCCGCAAAATCTACGATAACAAAAGTACCGTTTAGCGTTGGGGTAACGGAAGCGAGAGCGGCCCCTCCGGGGCTGTATCCTGAACCGGAAGCTTCGTTTGTTGATGTGTAAGTTGTTGTTGACGCGCTGAGCGGAGCCGCTGACGTATAGAGCGCGATTTTAAAGACATCACCCGTCGTTGTTGTGAAGTCATGGATCGCCTTGAATAGTTCGACCTTGAACGAATTACAAATGACTTGGGTCATCTTACTTCACCGGGTAACGGACCTGATCGCTACGGAACGTGTCCTGACGATTCTTGGCATCTGCAAGTTGTTTGAGAAGCGCTGCTGCTTCTTTAAACTTAGCTTCGTAAACCTGCAACAGGTCCGCATCGCCCTTCATAAATGTATAGGCTTCAACTAATGCGCCATACAGAAGGACGGAACTAAAGTTATCCCCGAGCCAGCTTGTGCCCGCCGGGGCGGTGATCGAACTTGGGTAGCCGTAATACGCTACCTGAACCGGGAAAACCGCGTTAGGAACCGGGGCGAGCGTAAGCTCATATGCTTGGGACAAGGCGTAATACTGGGGCTGACCGGTAGCTGTCGTCGGAAATGCTTCCCGCAAAAACGTAAAGTCCTTGTTTATCAAGTACGCATAAGCACTGGACGGAAGCTGAAGTGCGACCGAGAACGTAGCTAGATAGTCAGCGGGTAGTGTGAGCGTAGCCACGCCAATACTCGTAGACAGAGTTGAATACTTAAAGGACGCGGGAAGCTGTACGGCATTAGCAATC